GACGGATAATTTTCTTCATTTGACATGTCAACGCGCTTACATGGCAAGCCAAATGAATTAGCGTAGTGCGTTTCCCAATCTGAAATGCCGTCAATCACCTCACCGATTGCGCGGCCTTCAATAACCTGCACAACGATGTTGTCTGTATCTATAAAGGCGTATAGTTGCATTAGATTGTCACCGTATCCGATCCTGCTGTAAAGGTGTATATCTTACGGCCTCCTGAAGTAACTGGCCCTGTGTATGTTAAACCTCCACCGATTGAAGTGAGATCGGCGCGAGCTGAATCATAAGAAAGAATAACTACGCCACTTCCACCAGCTTTGCCCGCTTGTGCGCCTAATGCGTTAAAACCGCCTTGGCCGCCATTGCCGGAATTAGCCGTAGAATTAGCTGGACTACCATTGTTACCAGTTGCACCTGCGGCATAAGTTACTGCGCTACCAGAAATTGAGTTAGATGTACCTGATCCAGGTGTATTACCAGATGCAGACCCTGCCGATCCACCGCCTGCTCCTGCAAGATTAGCTACTCCAGAACCACCTGCATATCCTTCTACAGGTGAATATGAACCCGCATTGCCTGTTCCGCCAGATTGTCCAGTAGTAGTTGTCGCTCCTCCACCACCACCAGAGCCACCATTTTTTCCAACAGCCGATCCAGTTCCACCGCCACCGCCGCCTGATGCAGCGGTAGTTGATAGATTTGATGGGCTTCCTGTGTTGCCCGTAGTAGTTCCAACTACTGTGCCGCCTGCTCCAACTGTTACGTTAAAAGATGAGGCTAGTGTCTGCCCTGTTAAATATCTGTAACCACCTGCTCCCCCGCCCGCGCCGCGAAGCGAAGGACTAGTACTGCCGCCGCCGCCCGCGCCGCCGCCAGCAATGACTAGAAAATCATAGGTAGGTGTAGGCGGCGTAGGAGGACTTAATAAACCAGCGACATTGTTAAGCATTATCCAATAGCCCCTACGACATACCAAGTATCTGTGCCAGTCTTGATGCAAGCTGCTGCCTTGTATTGTGCAAGGGTAGGAGATGCTGCTGTTGCTCCAGCCGATAAAATTGTAGTGGTGCCGGGTGTCACAGCTGAAATCGTGCAAGCTCCTACGCCAATGTTAAGAATATTTAATACTGTGCCGATAGGAAAGGCCACGGATGCATTTGTAGGAATTTTGTAGGCAATCGCTGTCGCCTTGTTCATAAGCTCGACGACCTGATAAGCGTCGGCAATTACAGCCGTGTAGTCGCCAGTCTGAGCTGCGCCTACAGTAAAGGCTACTAGGCCGTTATAGTCTGCGGCTGTAAAGATGTCGCCTGTTGTCGCTGGAAAGCCTTCTGCCATGATTTTCTCCTAGTATCCCATTATGGATTGTCCGATTATACCGTAAGTGCTAGATCCTATGATGAATCCCTCAACTATAGGCTCAAGTGTTGTTACTGTGCATTTCATAGAGTTAGGGGTTATATCCCACGCCAAGCCCTGCACCTGCAAGGTCTTAACAATTGTGCTCGAATCAGGCTGCACATTGGTTATCTTCACATTGTCGAAATAGTCGAGGCCGATCATAGTATCTGTTGGCACGTCTGGATCAAGGAGATCGACAGTCATGGCATCGATTCGGATAGTTGTCTCGGCTCTAGTCGCTACATATATTTTTGCGATGTCTAAGACCTGCGCGTCTGTCTCAGGGATCATGTCTGTGATAGTCGTGCCATGAGGAAAGTATTTAGCCGATGATGTTGCATCTGTTGCAGTCTGCGCTGTGCCGCCAATGCGTGTCATGCTGGCTTGATTTACGATGAGCTTGTCATCGAAGGCGTACTTAAGATCAGAGTAGGGAATGCCTGTTGTCTGGTCGAACTCAATAGGCGCAGCCGCTAGAGATCCCACGACATCGTTGCGATCCTTAAATTCTGCTGTGCCATCTGTGCGAATAAAGAATGCGCCCTGCTCTGCGAACTCTGCCGCCTTAAGAGCTGCAAGGGATGTGCGAGCAGTTGCCGGATCTGCTTGAACTGTAGTTGATCCTGTGTCAGTGATACGCATCGATGTAGGGAATGAGACTTGATCGAGGATCTTAGTGATACGCGTGCCAGTAGTCTGGCCAGCGGTTGCATCTGCGACAGTTGAGACGTTAGCCATCTGAAAGAGTCTAAATGCATCGGAGCAGATGATATCGACGTATCCAATTTCCTGCCCTGTTGGATAGTAATACTTATACTGATCGACATAACCTGAGAATAAGAAGTGCTGAGTAGTAGCAGTAGTCGCAGCTACGCGGATCTTGCGTAGTGGAGTCAGAAACCCAAAGTAAGGGCTAGAAGCATTCTGTGGGTTGAAGTATGAGTCAGGATCTAGGACGCGTACTGTGCAGTTACCGGACTCGTAGGTGTCGCGCATGATATTACGGCCACGGCTAATCTTGATTGATCGAGTGACATCGCTAAGATCAACTACTGGCTCTGGTACTTCTGACGCCGCAAAGGTATTAACACCGATAACGCCGTACTTAGCATCTCCGACAGTAAACGGGTAGCCAAATGTAGCACCTTGGCTAAAGTCGAATGATACCGAGATGGTTGCAGGAAGTGTCATTCGATTGCTACTGCGCCCTTATTGCGTGATCGATTGACTTGATTAAACGATCCAGAAAGTGAGTTATTAACCTGTGAGTTAGTAATCGCACCGCCAACGATGTCGCCATCGAGATAGACCTCGACGTTAATCGCTTGAGCGTTAGCACCTTGGAATCTATTGACGGCTGACATCAATTCCATCTCTGCATCTGAGAAGCTAGATGATGGAGCAACTGGCGCATTTTGTAATTGTGCTACAGATACGCCAAGGGATGAGGCTGTGTAGTTGAGAAGGTCTAAGGGTAGCGTCCAGTTACGGTAAGGATTGGGAGCCTCTGGCGTAGTCAGTAACAGGGCACGCAACTCATTCTGTCGCTTGGTTGCAGCCTCAAGTTGATCAGATAACTGTGTGGCTAGGCTTGCATTACCTTCGAGGATAGCCTTCTGCAATAGCAAGGAAATGCGATCAGTCTCGCTAATCTTGCCCTTAAGGGCTGCCTCAATACCAATAGCCTCTAGGTTGAGAGTCTTTGAGGCTCTGTCTAGCGCAGACTTCTTTTTCTGTTCTGCAAGGGATTTAGTCTGCAAGTTGAGCAAGTCTTTTTGACGCTTAAGTGCATCGGCTTCAGCCTTCTTACGGGCTGCATCATTGGATGCGCTGGAATAGATACCGACAGGCATTGATCCTAGATAACCCATCTTGATACCCTCGAATGAAGCTCTAAACATCTTTTCTTGCATGTCGATGATCTTGACAACATCGTTCTCATAATTATCAAATGGGTTAAGTGAAGCCAGAATAGCCTGATCAGATGTCAAGTAATAAAGTTTCTTAAACCCGAACACGGCTGTTGCTACCATGCTCGCAATCTTTGTTGCTAGACCTTCGATCTTAGCAACGAATTCTTGAGGATCTCCAGCGGCGAATGCTGAGACTAGAGACTCGACTAGAGCCCCACCGATCTTCTCGCTTGCTTCGCCGACTGCTGTATTGATCAGCTCGAACTTGCCAGCGTAAGTGTCAAGGTAGGCGGCATTAGATCCCTTAAATGTAGAAGCGAACTTAGACTGTACATCTGCGAAACTCATAGTCTTAAGTTCTGCCTGAGATAGTCCTAGAGAATACTTACGAAGGCCTTTAGTATTGCCGACATAAGCCATTGAAAGGTCATTGACGACAGTCTCATAATCAACGCCTGAGCCGCGTGAGATGTCAATCGCTTGATTAAGTAATTCTTGAGACTTAGTAACCGAGCCTGTGGTCTGCAATAGACGCTGCATGGCTGGACGTAGTTGATCATCAGTAACGCCAGACATGGCAGAAAGATCGGCGATGTAACGTTCAATGCGTGGAGTCTCAAAACCTAGACCAAGATTCTTGACTGACATTGCTAATCGAGAGGCAGCCTTCTCGTCTGCTATAAATGCCTTAGCAGCTTCTTTGCCGAACTTGATTATTGCGGCAGTTGATAGGCCGATGCCTGCTGCGCCTGCTAGTTTCTTAAAAGACTTAGATAGACCCTTAACGCTTTTATCAACATCGCCTAGAGCCTTTTTACCTTTGTTCTCGACGATTATCGGGATTCTTAATTCAGCCATTACTTGCTCCCATTAAACTTAGCGGCGGCCTTTTCAAGTGCCTTAATTACGGCTGCCTTAGCCTTGCCTTGATCCTGATCGTAAGCCTTAAACATTGCACGACCTTGCATCTTGCCACCGCCTGCGAATTGTCCAGAGAAGCGCGGACTAAAATTGCCTGAGAATCCAGACTTACGTCCGGCAGTCTCAACGATTGCTCCTGCTGCTGTCTTATTGTGGATCGATACAGTCGATGACCATCCCTGACGGTTAGGCTTAGTCGGTGTCAGCTTGTAACCAATTCCACGACGGGCTTCTGCTGCATCGTACATGGGGA